ACTTTTAAACCTGATTGCTACTGGCAATCAAAATGTGATTTTAAATGGAAACCCTAAGAAGTCATTTTTCAAAAGCACCTATCTTAAATATACAAATTTCGGTCTTCAAAAGTTTAGAATTGATTTCGACGGTCAAAAGAAACTGCGTCTCACAGAAGAATCCAAGTTCACATTTTATATACCGAGATATGCAGAGCTGCTTATGGATACGTATATCTGTGTAACATTACCGTCAATTTGGAGCCCGATATATCCACCTGCACGTGCAGAAGATATGTGGGCGCCGTATGAATTTCGGTGGATCGAGAACTTAGGAACACAAATGGTGAAGGAAATCGTAATATCGGTCGGCGGAATGACACTTCAACGGTTTACTGGAAATAATTTAATGGCAATCGTAGAACGCGACTTGGATGCAAATAAACGTGAACTGTATAACCAGATGACCGGTCATGTCCCAGAGTTGTACAATCCTGGATGTTCTGGTGCGCGCCTCAATCAGTACCCCAATGCATACCGGACAAGCAACTCCGCTGGCGCAGAACCATCGATTCGCGGAAGAAAAATATACATTCCAATCAATTCGTGGTTTACGCTCTCTTCGAAAATGGCGTTTCCGCTTGTTTGTCTTCAATACAATCAACTTCAGATCGACGTTACATTACGTCCGGTGAAAGAACTGTTTACCATTCGTGATGTCACGGACCCCGCCAACTTTTGGCCAGTGATTCAACCCGACTTTACCAACCCGCACCATCAGTTATGGCGGTTCTTATACCCGCCTCCAAGTATCGATCTCTCGATGAATACCTACCAAAGTCTTCGAACCGACTGGAATGCCGATGTACATCTCATGGCGACGTATTGCTTTCTCTCGGATGATGAATCCAAAGTCTTCGCCGCGAACCAACAAAAGTACTTGATCAAGTCGTACTATGACTGGACATTCCATGATGTTACTGGAAGCCGAAAGCTGAAAATAGAGAACTCGATGGGAATGGTCTCATCATGGACAATGTTCTTTCAACGCAGCGATGTCAATCTACGTAATGAATGGAGCAATTATACGAACTGGCCGTACAACTACCTCCCATATGATATCATTCCAGCACCGATCGATGATGATTGGCGACCATCGATGTTTAGTGAAGTGGTTACTGCAACGAGTGATCTTCAAACGCAGGCATGGAGAGACCGACCAGACTTTATTCATGACCGTTATTATCTTGATAAAAATGGTCCGAAAAATGGGATTGGTCCGGGAATCAATCCACGCGATAAACGTCTTACTGGCCTGCATATTACCGGCGACTTTCAGTCGGAGAATGAACGCGACATTTTACAGATGCTCGGGATCTCTTTGAATGGGAAGTATCGAGAGAATTTACTAGACGCAGGTATTTATAATTATGTTGAAAAATATACACGCACACGTGGAAATGCAAAACCCGGTATTTACTGTTACAACTTTTGTTTGAATTCAGATCCGTTTGACCTTCAACCTAGCGGAGCGATCAATATGAGTAAGTTTAACCAAATTGAACTCGAACTCTCGACGATTTATCCGCCATTGGATACTGCTGCCGAAGTCAAAGTGATTTGCAATCCGAACACGCGAGAGATTATCGGTATGAATAAACCAAATGTAAATATTTATCTTTATAGTTATGATTTTCACCTCATCGAAGAACGATACAACATATTAACATTCACGTCGGGAAATTGCGGTTTAATGTATGCGCGATAAGTGGTTGTGATAATATTCTCTCGTATATATAACTCCTGACGTATACAATGGCAGACGACGAGGATAAAGAAAAGAAAGATACCGGGGAAGAAGGCGGCGACGAGGAAGAAGGCGGCGGCACTTTTAGCAAAGTAGGAGGAGGCGACAAAGACGAAGGCGACGGAGAAGGCGACGGAGAAGGCGAAGACAAAAAAGACGACAAAAAAGACGACAAAAAAGATGAGAAACCAAAAGAAAAAGCCAAACCAAAATCATTATTTGATGTTGCCGCACTCAAAGAGTTTGGTCTTAGTATTCTCGCACTCTTCATCGAAACATTGATTATTTCTATCGTATCTGTGAACATTCTTTTTTACTGTAACCCAGAAAGTATAAAGAACAATAGCCTTTATCTTGAAAAATTGTTCCCTACCGAACGCGAAGGTTGGCCATATTGTTATACGGACGAATACAGCGCATGTGAAAAAGAGTGTGACGATAAATTCGGCGGGATCGCTGATAATCCAAAGTTAGAAACTCCTGAAAAGTTGTACTTGAAAGCGGCAATTCTTCTCGACACATACGTCTTCAAGTGGTTTTGTCTATCAAAAGAAGAAGTGGATATGATAAAAGAAAGCGTGGATGAAGGCATCACCAAGGTAAATCTTCTCAATTGGGATTTCATCAAGGCACGTTTCAAACAATGGGTGAACAACGCATACATCTTTTCATTCTCATCTGACCGCGCAATGTTATTGGCACTGTTTGGATACATTACCAAAATTTACCAAAACATCCCCAAAGAGTTATACAAAGTCGTTTCACCATTGATTTTTATTTTAATGCCGTTTGTTCTTATTTTACTTGGTGGGTTTATGTTGATGGGTGGACCATTCTTTACAACGGTAATTGGTATGGTTTTGAATCAGACTGATAATCGTAAAGAGTTCATTGGAGGTTCTCTCTGGTCATTATTCACGGCGTTTGGATTCGGTATTTTCCCTGTCATTTCATTCTTCGTTCAACTCTTCCAGTTTATCGGCACATTCTTTATATACCCCTTATTCCAGTGGGACGAATATCGTGAACTCTACGCAAAACATGTACCGATCATATTCTTCTTCTTCAATCTTACATTGATGTTTTATGCATTCGAGTACCTTGATCTGAATGTCGCGGCAATCGTGATCCTTATGTTACTCGTGTTGTATTTAACGCATTATTGGCAGGGTATTATGGAATTCGTAGACACACTGAAGAACTGGAGTGGATAGAAACAACATAAACAATTTGTCGTATAAAGTAATATATTTATACGACAAAGGACAAAGGACAACAGACAACAGACAAAGGTTAGTATGGGTAAAAAAAAGTCAGGCAATACGGGAGCCATTGCAGCACCGGCAGCAGCAGGAAAAGTTGGCATTCCTGAAAAGTCAACACCCGAGTACTTCAAAGCATACCCTTTTGTCAGCGTTTGCACTCCAACCTTCAACCGCCGCCCATTTATAAACGCAATGATTACTTGTTTCAACAACCAAGATTATCCACAAGACAGAATGGAGTGGATCATTATTGATGATGGTACAGATCCGATTGAAGATCTCGTGGCATCACATCCCCGCGTGAAATACTTTAAATACGATACAAAAATGACACTGGGAAAAAAGAGAAATTTACTGCATGAAAAGTCTCGCGGGGAGATTCTCGTTTATATGGATGACGACGACTATTATCCTCCACAACGTGTTTCTCATGCGGTTCATATGTTGATGACACACCCCGACGCATTATGTGCCGGTTCAAGCGAAATATATATTTATTTCAAACATATCGGGCAGATGAAGAAGTTTGGACCGTATGGGCCGAATCATGCAACCGCTGGAACATTCGCATTCAAACGCAAACTTCTCAAACAACATCGATACAACGACGACGCATGCCTGGCCGAAGAGCGCGCATTTTTGAAAGATTATACTGTCCCCTTCGTTCAATTGGACCCAATGAAGGTGATTCTCGTGTTTTCGCATGAGCATAATACATTTGATAAACGTAAACTTCTTGTAAATGCAAACCCGGATGTAGTGCGTGATTCTCCGAAAAAAGTGATGGATTTTATCAAGGACAACACACTTCGCAGGTTTTATATGGTGGAGTTGGAGAAACTACTCGCGGATTACGCACCGGGGCGTCCGGAAATGAAGCCAGATGTGATCGCACAAACACTTCAGCTTGAAAAAGAACGTGCGAAAATGGCGGAAAATGCTGCGGCTGCAGCAGCGGCAGGCGGCGGCGGTCCTGGAGGTCAAATTATTTTACAGCAACCCGGTCAACAACCCGTGGCGCTGAATAACGAACAAGTTGTTCAAATCATTCAACAATTGCAAAAAGACGTAGATGAAAGGAACAAAGAGGTTATGCAACTTAAAGAAGCAAACCGTATACTTCAAGCGAAGTATGATCTACTGCTTCAACGTAACGAAGGAGGCGGTGGGAGTGGGAATAGCGCCAGTCAAGATCTACCCGAGACAATTTATGTTTAATCACGGAATATTGATCACGGAATATCGTATAATAAATCGATACGATATTACGTATTTTATGCTTTAACAAGTTCCACTGATTTAATCAGCATGACAAGGAAGCTATTCTTGGATTCACGAATAACGAATTCGCGCGTCTTATTGTACTCCTGGAACTTTTCAGTAAGAATGTTCTCAATCTCGCCAACTGGAAGATCATCATCCTTCGTTTTATACTGGCTGCGCTTACCTTCGCGTTGATGGTCATTACTGTCGTCACTGTGATCATCATCACTCTCATCCTTACGACGACGGTCACGTCCACCTTTACTCTTTGACTTACTTGAGGATACCAGTTTTTCTGGTTCAATATACTCCCATTCACCAACCGCCTCCAATGTCTGATTATTTGTCATGAATACAATCGAATCAGAGTTGAACACCAATGCTGAACCGGGTGCATGGTCATACTTATCCAGCTCGATCTCGGTGATCAAGTCGAACTCATCCAAGAATTCGTTTTTACGAATAAAACTTCGAATATAGCTGATGATCTCGGGAGTGAGTTTCACGGTGTATGTCTTATCGTCGTCGCTTTCACTGTCACTGCTGCTGCCACTGCCACTCCCATCGCTCCTGCTGCCGTCGCTCCTGCTGCCATCGCTATCACTACCACTGTCGCTCTCATGTTTCTTATGATGTTTCTTCTTATGTCCACTACCACCGCTGCTCGAGGATGATGGCAACTTTGCGTTTGCAGAAATACATTCTATCTCAGTAGACAAAATCAAACGGTATTTGGAATCAAGTGAAATTGATGCGCCCATTGTATTTCGTTCTAAATAATCCTTATATCTTTTTGGGTTTATTCAAACGCACGATTCTAGATACCATCCAACGTTTCTATTTCATTTTCACACCCATTCCCCGGAACATTCATAATTGGGTCCATTTTCTCCATATATTTATCTAAATAACGGTAGATTCGGTTCACATCTAGTTTTGTAATTTCATACATTTCAAGTATTTTCGGAATTTCATCTTCTGAATACTGTTTTTTTAGTGTCAGGAAAAAGGCGAATAGGTCTTTCTGATCCATGGATAATTGCATACATAGGTTTTGTATGAATAACTGGTTATTGTACTCCGTACTGTATTTCGTAAGTACCTTGGTAAACCTCACTTCGGTTGGATGAAACCGCGTCTTCTTTGGAAACGTCTTATGATATAAGTAATGGTTGTAGAATGTCTTGATCAATGATGATAACTCATTAAATAGCCAAATCTGGTTCTGAAATGTAATTCGGTCAAAGTAGTCCGCTTGACAGATATTATCAAGTACGAGCTTGTAGAAGGGGGCTGAAACCTCAATCGGCAATTTCTCCAAAACATCAATGACATTCTCATGCCATAACAATCCAATCGTGGTTCGATCGGTTTCATTGATGAGAACATTATGGTCAGAAATAGAGTACTCTGTATTCATGAGTTTTTCAGTGATCTTTTTAATGTCTTCATTGTACGTCTTTGGCTGAAATATGGCGTGAAGAATATTGTTTGCAAGAATGCTATTGGATTTGCGGCTCATCTCGGCAACGGCATCCAGCTTTCGAAGGTTGCCTTGAACAAAGGTTATAATGTTTTTTCGCATACTTGCTTCAATGGTTGACCCCATTGTAATATCGATGATTTGCGCCATTTGTACCGGTGTTGGAGTTTTTAACTCGTAGACATAACACACCTTCATAAGCTCT